TAGCACTAGATTCATCTGTATCTATCGACACTCTAAAACTTCTTAATCTGTCATCTTGCATGACGGCAACGACCTCTGGAGGAATGGCAACTGCCGTCATCTTTTCCAACAAACTAGGCTCTAAATTTTCTACAAGCAATTCAGCCTTTAATGTCATTATTTTATCTAAAAACTTCTCAATAGACCTTTGCCTATTGGTTAATCTCATAGCACCAAACTGACCCTTAATTCTTTGTGCAGTAGCCGTTTCTCTTGATGCAGATGTACCACGCATTATATCCGAGATACCAGTTAGTTCGTATATTGTGTCAATAACAACCTGTCTTGACTGATATAATGCAGTTATTGCCTTAATTAGGTTGTCGAGAGGTGCTTCTTGCATGACATTCGCCAGACCACCACCTGCTTGTAACATAGCCATATTATCAACTGGAATAAATTCATTATCGTCAGCATCAGCTAATCTTATCAATTCAGAAAAACTAGCATCATACACACCTCGTCTTTTTAAGGCTTCTGTTAAGGCTGCAATCCTTTGTGTGATTAAATCTAATTCAAATAACTGATCTTCATAAATAAATATCTCTGGTACAGGCAAGGTCGTGTCTGTCGTGGAAATAGCGTATAAAGGCTCTGGCATAGGCCAAAAACCATCTAAATTATAAGGATCGTCAAAGTCCTCTAATATTTCATCAAACGTAGTGGCTATAAATATCTGTTTGCCTGATCTCTTATCCCAAATCTCATAAATCTCTGCCATGTCTGGTTCAGGATTATCCTGATATTCAGACATTTCACTTGATCTATAAGTAAGTGGTATCTGCTCACCTTTAGAGCCATAATAATCAACTAAGTCCTGCCTTGAAAGTAAATGCCTAAAGGCAATCCATTTTACATCATCCCAACATCGTGCAGGTGATAATGTTAAATCTGACCAGTTTACATACTCACATCTAATTGACTGCTCACCAATTTCTTCTACTGGATCACCTTCAATAAACATACCTCTGACATCTTGCTTAACGTCTTCTTGCTGAACCTCATTACCTTCTGGATCAAGCAATCTTTGTGCAACCTGTACCTCACCCATTTGACCAGGAGCAATCTCGCCAATACCAGTAATAGGTTCTATCTGAACAGGAATACGTTGTGGATCGCCTGTAACTATAACAGGGTCATATCGCAGTCTAATTGCACCACGACCAACAATCAACATATCTTCAATGGCACGTTTTACAGCACTATCAAAGTCATAAACGTCTAGCTGATACTGCAACCCACGTTCCATAACCATAGCTATGGTTTTACCAATAGGATCATCGTTCTTAAAACGTCTGGTTACTCTTGGTTTTGGTGTTTTAAAATATAAAGCCGACTTTAACGTATCAACATTAGAATGAAATATATTCATTCTTGATTCACGCTCAAACCGATTGACGTTATCATCTCTATATCTTTGAACTATACCAGAAGCACGTTCTCGCCAGTTTTCCTCAAAACGTCTGGCTTTGACTATCTCATTGTTCCAATAAGCAGCCCTGTCAGCCTTTTTTGTAGGCTCTCTGTCATATTTATAATCCAATTATAATCTCCACGATCCTGGTCTTGATGCGTTATCCAAACCACTCATCATTTCATCAATGGTTGGCTTTCTCCAAATATCCTCATCAATCTCTGGAATTTGTCTTGTAAAAGGTCGGCTCATACACGCATATCTTATCTCGTCAGCAGCATGATCTTCTTCTGTCGTGTTTATATCTTCCATTCGGTGCTTATCGTGAGTTAAAACTGGCAATGTCCTAATCGTATCAATGCAATCTTTAAAAAAGTACATCATCGGTACTCCATCATCGCCCATCAATCTTTGCCTAACCTGATCCCAACCAGATACCCTAGAATTATCAGCCCTTCTAAACCGAACACCACACTTACTTAATCTCTCACCGATTGACGGCCCACCATCAAATTTCCATATACTTGGATCGCCAACACTAAAATCTATCTTTTCGCCACGTTCCCTTGCTCTAATACCTGCACCAACTTCTTCGGCAGTCATTCTCAAGCCCCTATTCGGCCCTGCTGCTCCATACCATTCACGATACCTAATCAACGCATCATCTGGTATAGTCTCATGCCCTTGTGCCACAGCCCACCAACCAACACTAAATGGTGAAGCCGAACCCCAATCAAATGATCTGAACTTTGTCCAATGCTGTGGTATGTCAAATGGTCTTATAACGTGCAAGTCACGTTTCCAAATATCACCAAAGAACGAGCCAACAACTAAATCCCAATCACCCTCTCTCAATGCCCTACCTAATTCTTCTGGCAAACCACTAAATGAACTAGCATAACTAGGATCAATATATTTATTGTCAGTCATCTTTGCAGGTATATACATCGATAACCAACCCTTATCTTTAGGATTGTTTGGATCACGCATCGTATGATCGTAAAAATACGTCTCGGCAGGTGATGGATCAATGTATAACGCTTTTAAGAAATTGTGGCTTTGTCCTCCTGGATTAGCCGTCATAACTAATCTCGGTAAATAATCTTTCTGTACTGGCTCAAATGAACCTAATCTCATACGACTTTTAATATATCCTAGCTGATACGCATTAAACTGACCTGCTTCATCTATCAAAGCTATATGTATCTCTGTTCCTTGAATACGATCACAATCACTATCACGTTCTAAATACTGAAACTGAATGGTCGATTTATTGTAAAACTCAAACCTTTTCCTAGTTTCATTAAAACTGCCTAACTCACTAGGCATTTCCATCTTTAACGGCTGAATATGATTGCTATCCAACTCTGGCAAAGACCTACGAAATATAAAAGCATTTAAACCAGGATTCTCAAGGCAGAAACCTATAATATCCCAACGACCAGAATGGCTCTTACCACCTCCTGCTGCCCCACCAAACAATATCTGCTTGGCTTTACACTTGTGCAATAATGCCTGTTTAGGTTGTGGGTCGTAATCTAGCTTGATGACTTTCTTTGACATTTGGTTACCTATTGGTTGTCGACAACCAGAATGTTGTTATTTTTTTATGTGCAACCACAAACTGCAACCAGACTGCAACCTAAGTTTTTTATTTTTTTGGTGCGTAGGTGCGTGGTTACATATCGTCTTCGTCTTCGCAAAAAGCCTAGCTGTGGGTCATGCCATAGGGGGCTATTTGTCTTGTTAGTGTCTTGTTAGTTTGTGTTGTCCTACGCTGACCAACAGTTACAGAGCATTAGTCCTCTGCTTTAGAACCAGATGGCTCTATTGTTACTGTCTCTACTTGGTTGTCTCTATGTATATTTATCTGTACGGCTAACGCATTGTTTTTGTTATCGTTATTACCGAATATCTCACGTTGTGTCTTCTCTAATATCCAGGTGTCAGCCTTCCAATCTCCACGACTTGCTGCTCGTTTTATTGAAGACAACCTCTCAACCACAGCCACGCTTTCGGCTTCACGTACCAAACTAGCAAAATGTTGATCTCTTTGAACCCACCGATTAAAGCTATCATAACTCACACCACTTGCTTGTGCTGCTATCATCTTTGGATTGCCATCCCTTAGTAGTGCTAGGATTGCTTCTCTTACCTCGATAGTATCTTTGCCAAACTTCTTAACGTGTAATGGCTTGGTTGTCGCAATGGTTGTCGTGTGTCGTTCTTTTTCCTTTTCGGTTGTCGTTCCAGTTGTCGCTTTAACTATCTTCCTTGCTAACTTAACTTTATGCTGAACACCTCCCCAACCCTCTTTACTAGCCCTCTTAGTAATGGACTGTCTTGATACATCATAAAAACTTGCTAAAGAATAAGCTGACTCACCATCATTAAACCTAGCCTGTATTTCAGCCCAGTTAATGCCAGGTTTAGCTTGATTGTTTCTCATAATAAAAAACTGCCTATCTTACTGTTGCGATGTTGGTTAGGAAAAAGAACATTTAACAATAGGATATGCAGTATATAAAAAACATACCCATATTCTGTCTAGCTTGTCTAGTGGTTACAAAAAATAAATTTTCACTCACCTTTTTTCTCCTTGTTATGTATGAATGTTTTACATATGTCACATATAAAACTTGGCCATGATTTACTGTCAAAACTATAGGTTGCCCCACAACTATTGCACTTAACTGACTTACTCATTTCTTAACTTCTCTATTAACTCCATCAATATAACTGTCCACTTCAACTTAGCTGTGTCCTTGTTGCACCCTAGAAACATAGCTATCTTTCTCCAACTAAACTTAGATGCTCTAGCCCATATTAGTTCTTTCTGCTGCTTATTAAGATACAACAACCATAACAAAGCCTGATCGCATCTATCGATTTGTTCACCAGAAGGTTTAGGTCTTGATATGGTATAATCATTATAACCATAAGCCTGGTTAGGATCATTAGGATAGTCTGGCCAATGCACCATCTTTTGCTTTTTCATTACAGGTGGCATCCTGTTAAGTACATCAACCATTTCCTCAAACCTATCAGCTA